TTCCAACCTCTACCGGCTTCTCTTCCTCACATACATCCACCACTGCCATCTGTGAGATAATCTTCTTTACATCGTCCATCAATTCTACGATCTGCTCGCTTCTCTTCATAACCTGCCAGCTCCTTTCTTCAAAGCACATAACGTACAACACGCTCCGTCGAGTTTGCTATGGCAAATCACGCCTGCATCCTCCGGTCTTTTCCAGCAAAGTGCTCCACATACCGGGCAACGCACCTTTTCCCATCCTTCCTTTCCTTCCGGCACACTGGCTAACAACGGCATACACAGCCAACCGCCTCTGTCCGATTCTTTCCTCGGTTCAATCTTCATACCGCTTTTCCCCCTCTCTCATCCAATAATTTTTTCAGCTCTTTTACAACCGGATGCCAGCTTCTGGTTCCTCTCACTCTCCGGTACACATCAGCCAGAACTGCATCGCCGCCAGGAACAAAGGCTTCCATTCTGGCCTGGGTCATTCTCATATCGTGGAACCCATCCGTAAATCTAAGTTCATCTCTGTCTTCGTATAAAACAACTCTCTTTGCTCCCAGACAGCCCCAGGCTTTGACATTTACCGTCCGCTCCGTTCTCTTCATCACACATCTCCCTCCTTTGCAAATCTGCTGTTGAGGCTTTCCATGATTGCCTCCAGTCTCTTCGCTCCGATTCCCGGTGTCTCGCTGATTGCTTTCTGCACTTCCGTAATGTCAATCCCAGGAACCGACTTTCTGCCCTCTTCATATGCTGTCATATAAAGATTCTTGCAGAACGATTCAAATTGCTGTCGATCCATTTTCTTGACTCTCTTGTAATCTTCTCTCCGGAGCAGATAACCTGCCCCGGTTGTCATGTTTTTTGCTTTGTTCATGCTCCTTCTCCTCTACTTTGCCAGCTTCTTCATAGTCTTAAAGAACTTCTTCATGCTCTTCATAAATTTCTTCATACTGCTTCGCCTCCTTTATGCAAATGGAATCCTGGCGTCAAACCAGCCGCCGTGTTTCTCAATCACTTGTTCAATCACTTCAACCGGCACATACGGGTACACTGCCTTTGTCGGTTCTGTCGGATCTTCAATATACGGCATCAACAACTCTTCTTTCTGGCTGGGATATCCGACTTCGCAAGCTGCATATTCTCCGTTTTCCAAATTCACCCGTGGCTCACAATACAATCCATCTCCAGCCTGGACACTCATTTCAAAACCGTCTTTGCAGAAGATATGAGGTCTCGGAGCCTGTGCAATCCCGCACACCAGCTTGTATGTCTCATGCAAAAAAGCCTGCACGCTATCCCGTTTCTTGAATTTCTCAACATCTACACACATGTGAGGAAAACAGTTTCCGCAATACTCCCAGATTTCTTTTCCTCTTACGGCGAATGTTGCATATGTGCCGCAGTACTTCATTGTCTTCGGGTTGATTGCATGACTGTGCGGCTCTCCTACCTGGAAGTAATCCCTTGTCATTATCCGTGGTGGCAGGATATCCAGGAAGTAATCTGCTACTCCCTGGTCTACCATATCTCCCGGCTTACAATATTCATCCCAACTGTTGCAGCCGCTCTTGTGCCATCCTTCGATTGTCTTTAGCTCTTCTCTTGCCATTACTCATTCTCCTTTTCAAATTCTTCCATCGTTGGTCTTTTTCCATCCAGGTCATCCCAGGTATACGGCTTATGATTTTCGCTTTCCCATTGCGCTTTGTAGCAATCTCTGCATACGCAAAATCCGGAAAGCCATCTCATTTCTCCCCAGTATTCCGGCTTTTTACAGCGTCTGCATATTACTATGCGTTTATTCTCATCCATACTTAGCATCCCTCTCTTTCTCTGATTTCTGTCGAAGCCTTATCCAGAGCTTTCAGCATTACCGGTGACGCTTTCAGTTCTTCCCAAGTCAATCCTAAGCAATCCAGCGTATCCTCAAGATCTCCGGTGTATCCGTACTCGTGATTATCCAGTTCGTACTTGAACATCTGGTAAAGAAATCCTGTTCCATCTTCATCGGCCGCCTTTGCCGCCTCCATCTCAGCGTTGTGCCGGTCCAGTACCTCATGGAAATGCTTGTGATCTTTCTTCTGGATGAATCCACCGCCCGGAATCCGATAAATCTTATCCAGGTCTTTCTCCGGGTCAAGTCCCCATTTTCCCATCATTTCATCAAACTGCTTATCTGAGAACGCAAACCCCAACGGCAGCTCATTGAACTCTTTCTGCTGTCTGTCTCTTAACTCTCTATAGCTCTCCATCTTAACTTTCCTCCTCAAACTCTGCCATCTTGCTTCTGTCAAATTTCATTGCCGGATATTCGCAGTAACCGCTTCTCCGAGTACGCCCGGTTCTCTCCGCAAATCCGTTTTCTTCCAGAAGAGCTACCGCCCAAGGGCAATTATTGGTGTCAACATACGCCTCATCTTCTGCCAACGAATGGTCGCACAGGCAGGTGGTTACTCTCGCAATAGGTCCATCCCATCTGTTATAAATTTCAACAGCAACGCTATTGTCTTCCACATACTTACCGACTCTTAACTTACAGTCCTTATACTCTGAATACTCTGTCTTAACATTCAAACTTGCCATATCAGTTCTCCTCTCTTCCCATTTCCTGGGATAACTGTTTTCTGATTTCCAACTCCGGTGCATCTTCTCTTTTTAATCTGCTCAGACACATTCCACTGTCATGTACCGTAAAATGAATATAACCTTCTGCACTCAATGTAATGCTTACCAGCTTTTCTGCCGTTCCATGCTGGCCTGCAATCTCCGTCAGCTTATCCAGTACCGGCATTACTTCCCTGCTCAGTTCCGCAAACTCTGCCTGTCTCACTTCATTTCCTCCTTTACTCTGGCGAACATATCAAAATCCTCGCACATATCGCATTCACTGCTGCTTAAAATATTCTGGCAAACCTGGCATTTCGGGTTTAACCGTCTGTAATAATCCGGATGATTCTTTTTCAAATCCTCAATCGTGAACAGTGCCACTTTCATATCCTGCATACATTATTCCTCATGCTTTCCCAGAACCTCATCTGCTTTTCTTAACAGTGCAAGACATCTATCATTCTCCTTTTTCAGCTCTTCTTTCTTCCGCTCCCTTTCTTTGTAAAACTCCTCATTTTTCAGCTCTTCTTCCCACCCATTGATGAACTGCCGTACTTCTCGGACATCATTAAATCCGCACTCATCCTCGTAATCATTTCTGGCAGTGAAGATAATGTACTTGTTGTCTCTGCGTTCATCATCAATAGCAACTCCAAAATACAACTCATCCCTCTTCTCTTCGTCAAGCGGCTCGAATCTTACATCATCATAGAGCGGACCGACCATCGGGCAGTTATTCTTGAACCATACTCTGTAGTTATCCAAGATGTAATTGCTCGTAACCCCTTTCAAGATACTCCAGATTTTCGCCAACCGGCCTGCCAGTGCTTTGTCACTGCAAAACCAGTCATACCAACCGGCCTCAATCTGGGTATTTCTGTCTTTTGCAAGGAAATCTCCCTTGCGGTATCTCTCACAAAACTCTCTCAGCGTCATGTCCGCCATCTCTATTCCTCCTCGTAATCTTCGTAATCAATATCTGCATACTCACAGATACCTTCATAGCTCGTGCCGTTCTCATACATATTTTTCAATGATACTCCAAATATTGTGCCATCCCACTGTCTGATTTTGCTTTCAATCTCTTCATTCAGCCGGGCATTGCTTCTGTCTGCCATACTCTCACTCCTCTCCTACATTTCCAGATGCTCAATTTTAATGGCTTCGTCTACTGCATCTGCTCCGTATCTTTTTTTCAGATAAGAAACTGCCACATCCCACTCATGCGGATCGTTGACCGTCTCAAATAATTTCTTAGCCTCTGTAATGCACTGTTCCACTACCAGGTCTCCTTTCGCAACTCTGATGATTCGCTTTCTCAGCTCCTCCACCTGTCTCTGTGCCTGTGCCATTGCCCGGTCAAGCGTCTCTGCATAGTTCGCAGCCTCCATCATATTCTTGATGATTGGCATTCCAAAGGACTTATACAACTCTGCTATCTGTTCCTTACCCTCTACCTCACTGATGGACGGATGCCATGTATACACATGCTCCACGATGGAATAATCTTTCTGGCTTATCTCAGCCCCAATTCTCTTTTGAAATTCCTGTTTTGTCATACCTTCTACGCCTCCTCAACTTTCTTGTAATCTTCCAGGATGCTCAGCAGCGTCCCTTTTCCAATTCTGAACTTCTGCTTGTGTCCGCATCTGGTTCCCATATAATTGACAACCGTTCTTTCTGGAAGCTCATGCTTTATGTACTGGATTATGTAATAATGACCATCTCCATGATGAACCACGTCTATGTATTTGTGCTCATTCCGGATGTTCTGGTATGTAGCCTTTTCAGTTCTGTTTGCTCTTGATCTCTTTGCCATATTCTTCGCTCCTTTGAATTATTACTTCGATTTTGCGAACCTTGCAGGTAAAAAAATAAGCCTACTTCCAACAAAGCTCTCTTACTTTGTCTGCTCGGCTACCAAATCCATACTTTTCAAGCATCTCCAAATCTGCTTTCACTGCCTCATCTTCCAGCGTGCATCCACAATCACTCAAAGAATACAGCTCATCTACGATTTCATCAGCAATGCTTTCTTCTCCAGCTTCCAGGGCTTTTTCAATGAACACCCACAGTATCTTCTGTGCTGCATCCCATTCCGGATAACCAAATTCATTTTTATCTCTTTCACTTAACAGGCTTCTGTATATTACTAATGCGTTCATCTTGACTACCTCCGTTTGTATCGTGTATTTGTTTTGTTATTTTGTAACTTTATTATACTTCGATAACTCGAACGTGTCAAGTGTTTTACTTCTATTTTTCAATTATTTTTACCAGGGCGATTTCATATCCCAACGCACTTACGATTTTCTCCAACGTGTCACAGCGAATACCGCATTTGCTTCTGGAAATAATCTGGTTCGCATACTGTCTGCTCACCCCGATTTTCTTTGCCAGGTCCACTGGTCGCAACTCCTCAACTTCCAGAACCTTTTTTATCAGCTCGTTGCAGTCAGTTCCTCTAATTTCTTCCATCCTCTACCTCTCTTTCAATCCAATCAGCAACTATCATTCCGCAGTTATCAGCTATCTGATACAGAATCTCCGTATCATCCCAGGTGTAATTGTTCAGAAAATCTGCCAGGCTCTCCCACCCCATTCTCTTCACAATCCGCTTCGCATCGTTCTTTTTAATCTCGAACCAGGTCAAGTGTTCATCCTTAAATCTGACGTCCCGGCATCTGTCCTGTACATAGGTTTCAAGAATCAGTCTTCCAAACATTTCCTACTCCTCCTCAAACAGCTTGCTTGCTTTCTGGGCCAGCATCTCATTTCTTCCGGATTTATCATCAAATATCCGGTGGCACTCCTCCAACAGCTTGTCTACTCTTTCCTGGGTTACTTCCAGGCCTGTACTCCGGATTGCTTCTTCCAGGTCTTCCAGATACCAATCTTCCCTGTGCCAGATAGCGTTTGCCCTGCGGTAAATCTCATCAATTATCTTCTGTCGATTTTCCTCGGTTGCCTCCAACAGCCACTCAAAATTCAGTTTCCCATCCTTGGTTGTCGGATTGTACTTTCCGGAACATCTGCCCTGCCGGTCCGTTACATAGGTCTGAACGCCCCACCACGTTTCCGGTTCTTTATCTATGAATCCCTTTCTCTTCCACATTGCCGGAAGTGAATGCTTTCCATGCGTGTTTTCGTTCTTTCGGAACTCTACTACAATTTCCTCTCCCAACGCATTTCTGTCTGCGAAGGTAAACCACCAAACCGGCGGTACTGTATGCTCACACTGATATATTTTTCTCATTTTCCTGCTCCTTTCGCTAATGATTCAGCAATCGCCTCCATCATACTCTGCGATAATTCCAGATACTGCTCTACGATATAGAATTTAGCACTCTGCCCGTTCTCATCCCATATTTCAAAATACCGGAATCCCCGTTCTTCCTCGGCTTTATCCTCCTGCACCTTCACATACTCTCGTGCCTTATTCTCAACGATTACATCCAGTTTCTTCATGACCGTCTCCAGGTCAATCGACACATCCACCACTGCACACCCATTTGTAAATTCGTTCTCCCAGAACCCATGCAGGACATACACTACATTTTTCTTTTCCTCCATCCCGGCGTCCTCCTATCCGTAAATAATATCATCGAATATCGCATACTGGATAATCATGTCTGCCACTGTCGCATCTACCATGCAACAATCCAATTCATAGACTCCTTTGCTGCATCCTACAGAGTCTTCCGCATCCACCAGGATATTGTACGGCTTGTCTTCATCCTCCAGATACTGTTTTACTCCGCTGAGCAACTTTTCCTTGTTCAGTTCTCTCTTCTTGCCATCCACCGAATCATGCAATACCAGGACTCCTCCTCTGCTGATCTGCTCCGATGCAAATTCTCCGAGATACTTTCCTTTGACTTCTACTCGCCTGCACCAGTAGCAAATACCGCCCTCCAGTGCCGTTGTAACAATATCATCAATATCCTCTGTGCTGATTCGTACGCTTATCTCAGCTTTGATTTCCTCATACTCTTTTCCCATCAGTCTTCCTCCTCATATCCTACTCTCTCTACATAGTTTACGCTGTCCGGTTCGCATTCAAATTCCGGACACAAGGACCGCCATAACTCCTCCAGTTCATTTATGCCATTTGCGGTCAGCTCTGTTTCATCGCCATCATTGAAGCCGATTCTGTATACGCTCGGCCGCTTACCTTTTCTGACAATTCCTTTGCCCGCTCTTCTCAAATTCATTATTCCTTGTCCTCCACTCCGGCAAACTCCAAGATTTTCTCTCTGGCGAATCCCTCAATCACTTCCAGGTAATTTCCCGGCCACACATCCTTGTTCGGCTCGTAGGTTTCTGTGAACTCATTCGCCCAGTCCACAAATTTCTGTTTCCAGGTTATGCTGTCAATGTCTGTCAGTACCTCAAACAGATACTCACTCTCTCCCTTGAGCTGTTCCAGCATCATCGCTATTTCCATCAGATTTTCCGTCTGCTCGTTATACTCCAGCATCACGCCACCTCCTACTCTGTTCTTACCAATCCACCGTTTGCAGGTGCAATTCCGATACTTCCCAGTTCGGAACAATCCGGTGCATCCAGGTTCGCCACATACGCAAGTGAAATCCTCCCGTCCAGGTCTTCTCTATCCAGTTCCCACTCTTCTTCCTCTGCACTAACATACAACAACGCCAGGCATCTTCCAAACACCATATTGCTCAATATTGCAGCGTATACAATACCGCCACTTTCTTCTTCCCAGTCGGCAACAGCTTTCTTCTCCTCATCGTTCAAATCGTACAGAATACCTGCCGTCTCAGATTTAAGGACCGTTCCCTGCTTTCTGAATTTTGTGATTACCTGCGGCATCATTCCCAAGCGGCACATACGACCAACCGCTTCTTCTACCATTTTTGCTCTGTCCTGCTGATTCTTTGCATCCATTATTTCTTATCCTCCATTTTCTTCTCTAAATCTTCCAGTCCGAGTGTTGCATTTACGAATGCCAGCGCACATGCGGCTCCGATACATTCTCTGATTCCGGTTGAAACTCCGACAATCAAACACACCAGCATAGCCAGTGAAAACATTCTTCTGCTTTTCTTCATTTACTTTCTGCCTCCTCTGTGATAAACTTGGTAGCACGAGGAGAACTTGTCTCCCCGGCTACCGAGCTGTTTTTCAGAACATTACTTGAACCAGGTCAAAACTGCCGTAACAACTGCTATCAGCATTGTTACTATGGAAATTACGATATGTGTCCAGCATTCATAAATTTCAATTTTGGTCTTCTTCAACTGCTCTGAAAGCAGCTCTTCTTCTTTTTCTTCAATCCTGCGTTTTCTTTTTCCCAACGGGCAATTCCTCCTTTCTCATTTGTTCTGTCCTCTGCATTCCTACGGGGTTGGAACCGTCTGACAAGCATATGTACTATTCCATCAACCTTGCCGCCTGCATTACTTTGTGTCGTGTATTTGTTTTGTTATTTTGTAACTTTATTATACTTCGATAACTCGAACGTGTCAAGTGTTTTACTTCTATTTTTCAATTATTTTTCGAGCTGTCGAATTAGTGCGTGTAGCATCTTTGCAACGCAAAGTGCTATTCTTTTTTATCTCTTTATCTATCTTTATCTCTATCTCTTACTCTATCTCTAATTATGGTGTAGAAATCATGTAAGAAATCTTACAAGGTTTTATATATAGGAAATGTTTTTCGCTTCGATTTTTCGACTTATTCACATTATCAACATTCTTCCTGTGGATAACTTCAGAACTCAGATTGAACTTTGCAGAACCGCATTTTCAGCATATATGGCTATAACATCGTACACGCTTCTATACCGGCTTTTAGCTCTTAGGCATAAGTTAGTATCTAAAAACGTCTATCGTTACTCAGGCACATTTCGTCAAATTTGAAGGGGATTTTTTGTGAATTTTGTATATTGATTTATTCTACGGACTTGCTCCGCAATAAAAAAGAAGCCCCGGCAGAACACCGGGGCAATGTGACATATTTTCCTTTTTGACCAAAAGAGGTGTGCTTAATTTTCTTAGTTTCTTGCCTTAAAGGCATTATTTGATGTATACCTTGCCATCGTAATAAGCAGCCATCCAACCGCTCGGTGCTTTCATCCAGATATCGTTTCCGACATTCCGAACTTCCTGGCACGTTACGACCGTTCCTGCATCCAGGCAGCCATCATTGTCCTTATCGTGTTTCTGGCCGTCAGCCGTCAACTGCGAATGTTTCTTTGCGCTGTAGTTTGTTCCTGGACCTGTACGAACTTTCAGTTCTACCTGCAAAGCGTACTCATGTCCAGCAGTGTAAGACGGAGTGTTCTTCTTTTCCGGAACACTGGCTGCTGTCTTTCCGTTGTAAGCAGAAACCAGCTTACTCTTAGATACCGGTCCGTACTTGCCGTCCTGCTCCAAACCGTAAAATGCCTGGAACGCAAGCAGAGCTTTCTCTGTGTCTCCGCCGAAGGAACCATCTACTCCGGAACTTCCGCAGGAGAATCCGCAGCCGATCAGCATTTTCTGCATTTCTTTTACTGCGTCCCCGGAATCACCTTTCTGGAGATAATTTCTCACATTAACCGTTCCGGATGCAGATGCTGTCACTCCGGTGTAGCGGTACACATGAATCCACGGCTTATTGTAATAGCTGCGGATGCAGATCTCTCTACCGGTCTGATCTCCAGACTTTCCTCCTGTGACCGTTCCTTTCTCGTTGATACTTGCGTGCACCAGTTTACCATTTCCGCAGTAGAATGCTGTGTGTCCATTTCCGAGCAGGACATCTCCACGGATCATTCCGCTACCGGTTGCCAGATCCACGGATTTTACAACATCCTTGAATCCGATTTTTGGCAGAACCTCCGGCATGTTGCCTGTATAGGTTGCTCCGCTTGACTTTGCCAGGATTCCGGCCTCTTCCAAACTTCTGATTACCAGCCCGGAACAATCGTAATTCGGATTGCCCCAACGGTCTACTTGATCGTAACCATGTGAATCGTCCAAGGCGATTGTCTCTGCTCTTGCTACTGCATTTTCAATTTTGCTCACTTTGTTTTCCTCCTTCTTCTGATTCTGGTAAATTTTCAAATACTGCTCCCCGTAAGAAGCCCTTGCTTTCTTCACTGCCGAACCAGTATTCGTCGGAGCCTCGAACTTAACCAGAAAGATATCAGACGCTTCCTGTACTGAGGTTGCGGTCTGCAATACCTTCCAGACACTCTTATAGCTCGTCTTCAATTCGCTCAGCATGTACTCTGTCTGCGTCTTCGCATCTCCGATGGACACTCCTCTGGACTTGACCAGATCGTAAAGGCCGGCTTTTCTTCCGGCAGATGTCCACTGACAGAACCCGTAACCGTACTGCTTGGAATCTCCCAACGGATGCAGGAACAACGCTCTCGTTATCTTTCCGGAGTCTACCGCTTCCGTGTAGGTATCGTCCGTATATTTGTACCCAAGTAATCTCTCACAAAGGTTTTCCAGATTACGTGGATTCATTTTGGATTCTGCGTAAATGTTCCCCATTGCCGCACACGCACCATATATCGTGCAACCGGCAGCCATTAAAGCGTCAAACAAAATATCTGTGTATGTATTCCGTTCTATTGCCATTTGTAAATTCTCCTTCATTCACAAAAAGGGCAGGGATTTCTCCCCACCCGGTCATAAGTATGTGTCCTCTTCTGGGTCCATCTCATCATCATCTTTCGGATGCAACTGCCCCATCTTGTCCATCAGCAAAAATGTCAACGGAACGAACACCGCAAACAAAATTACCAATGGCCAGAAGATTCCTGCCATCAGCAACAGCACTATCACAAGCGGATAATTCGGCTTGCTTGGCTCATAGTACATGCCATTGTCCTGGCAGTACAGCTCTTCGTCTTCATCTTCCATCCGGCATAATGTCCGAATGCCCCAGATGTAGACCGGCTGACACAGCAAAATCCCCAAAAGGTACACCAATAGGATTTTTAAGCCCATAGCTCCTCTCTCCCTTCTCCGATCAGTTCTGAGAGCCATTTACCTTTCCATCGTCCAAAAGGTCCTTAACTTCCTTGAACCACCAGTCAATAATTTTCAGCAGTACCTCTTCGGACATGATTACCTGCAACCACTTAGGCAGCAATCCTCTTGCCTGCTGTACTACCCATTTCAGTTTCTTTTCTCCCTGGCCGGACTCTTTGTAGATATGTTCAGCGTGCAGGAACAGCTTGTACACCTCTTTCCGGATGCCATCCAGTCCCTTCGCTTTCGCATACTGATATACGACCACTGCTGTCACAACGACCAGCACTGCGATCACCAGAATCAGAACCGGAATCGGCACCTGGCTTAAAAAATTCAATAATTCCATAGAATCAATCCTCCTGTTATACTTTGTAATCTCTTGATAGTTCCCTGTAGCGTTTTTAATTGTTTGAATGGGGAAATTATTGCCTAAACGCTATAAAGGCGAATATCGGGCAAATATAGCCTTCTATTTCATTCCCCTGTGATATGGTTCACTCCCTGCCTTGTCAGAAAATTCTCCAGATCATGTTTCTGCTCCAGCTCATAATTTAATGCAGCGTGCATATCTCCGTTGCACTTCGCATCCGGAATCCTCTGCACCGCCTTTGCTGTAGCTTCTGACAAACAAAGAGAACCGTCCAGAGCTTTCAGCATCATGTACTGGAGCTTTTCACGGTTCTCTTCTTTCTCATCCTGTTCTCTCTGCCTGCATGCCCGTTCGTTCTTTTCGACTTCCGCCCGTTCTTGGATTCGCTTCTCCAACAACCAGAAACAAAATGCCACGATTGCGGACGGGATACCGGCAGCTATCAATAATTCCATTGGTATCTCCTTCCTGCTATTTCGGATTTTTGGAACTAATCTACCTTTTCGGCTGCGCTCGTATCTGCATAGGCTGTCCCTCCTCTGCTCTCAAATGTTATCTCATCATCGTCACAGTCTACATACTTCCGGCACGCATGCTCAACGATGTCAAGATCTGCCTCTATTTCTTCCAGGCTCTTTGTCGGTGTTCCCTTGACCAGAAATACCAGGTCATAGATTGCCGACCAGAGCTTTGAAATAATCTGTAGCTTTGTCATTCTCTTTCTCTTCTCTCTTCCTTTTTCCGGAACAAATGATAATGCGGCTTCTCCTCTCCAAAAAACACCCACCGGATATAATCATCCAAGAAGATTCCAAGTGCTGACAAAAAGAACCACAGCACTGTGAACTGAGGGCATATCTGACCAAGAATGTTTCCCGGCATATTGCTGTAATCCCACATATGCAGTCCGAGCCACACGTTCAGAATCAATCCGAACAGAAATTCTATTGCTGTGATTCCTGCCGCCGCAATCAACTGTTGCAGAACCAGCGGCATACACCGGTTCTTCTCGTTGATCGCACCGCAGACGACGAAGCATAAACCTCCGCAGACTACCATTGCCGGGAATGAGTAACCTCGAAAGGTAATCTCCAGCAAATAATAAATGCTCCCTCCGAAAAGAAAGAGCATCGGATATTTGATTATGCTTTTCATGCGATACCTCCGGATGCCAGAATCTTCATGTAGTCTTTCAGAACCTCATTCTGGAACTCTTCCGGAATCTCAGCTCCCCATGTGATTTGCTCCAGATCACTTGCTTTCTCTGCCGACTTGATCCACATATTCATTGCATTGCAGTAGGTCGTGTTGTAAGACACGAAAAACATTGCCCGGTCTACGATATTCTGCATATCCGATGCTGAGAAATATTTACACGGTTGTCCATCCTCATGGTATTCCAGCTTTTCTGTACCGGCTAAGAGTTGCATTTTCTTGCCGAATAAGTTGATCTGGTCTTTCTCGGTCAGACTGAAATGTTCTGTGCCGGTTGAGATTTCAACATCAATCCCGGCATATATTGTCTTCTCGCATGCCTCACTCGCATTGCTGTAAGCCTGCATACGCAGTTCTTCCAGACTGTATCTGTCTGCCAGCTCTCCCTGCGTAATCCCTTCGCCTTTGCTGTACCAATAGTCGAAATCTTCCTCAATAGATTCCTTCGATGCTTTTTCGCCGGTCACTGCAAAATACACCTCATCTGCTGTATACTGGATTCCCTTGTTGTCTCCACCGTCTTCCGTATCCTGCTTCTGGATGTTCTTCCGCAGAAACACATCTGCTACACCGGAGCTTCGCAGGTAATATTCCATGCTTTCAATTTGTTCTGTGCTGCATATTACTGTCAACATGCCAATGCCTCCTTTGCTCTGTTTCTTTTGCTGAGATAGCTCAGTCTTCTTTTACAATATTTCTGTAATTCCTCAATTCCATATTTCTCCATAAACTGATGCAGGTTGCTGTTCTTAAACCAACCGTAATAAGATACTGCTCTCTGTGCCATCCTCTGGGTTACCTCATATCCTTTCATCAAGTAGGTTTTGACTTTCTTAAAAGCTCTCCTGCCCTTTAAAAAGATATGATCTCTCAGCACTGTACAGGTTCTCTTGTACACATATCCTGCCAGATCCGCCGGGCAACCGTGGCTCACTCCATACTTGTCCTCATATTCGACATAATAGAACCTCCACGATTCCTTAAATTCCAGATGCAGTTTTTCTTCCAGGCACTGCTGTATTTTCCGGAATGCCATCATAAGATATTTCCGATTAGAGCCACTCAGAAACACATCATCCATGTACATTGCCTGGTGGCTCAACAATCGGACCTTGACCGGACCATTTCTGCGTGACCTTCTGGTAACGGTCAATTTGCTTTCTGCATAGTGATACAGATAACTCATATAATAATTTGCCAGGTCTTTCGAGATAACTGAACCGACAAACAATCCTTTGTCTTTCTCTTTCATTATCAGCAACAGTTTTCTTGTCAACCACAGCAATGGTTTATTCTTATGGATATCCCTTTCTAGCATTGCTATCAGCACATCAATGTCTATATTCTGATAGCATTTCCGGACATCACACTGAATCGCCACTTTCGTCCCCTGTGGATCTGTCCGAATCCACTTCTCAATTCCTTTCTTCGTATAGAGCTGACCTCTGCCTTTGATGGATGCACACTGCCATGTTCCGAATTTCTTCTCAAACAGTTCCTGCAGCCCAAGGTCTGCCAGATGGTCAAATATCTGGTGCTCATACGATTCTATCTCTAAGTTCCTTTCTTTCTGCTTTGCCCCTTCAATGACTGTCCTTGATACGGTCGGCGGCAAACTCAATTCTCTATTCATCAATCTGTTATTTAATTCCAGTGCCAGATTGTGCACTGCTCCATCAAGCATATGCTTATTTCCAGTTTTCAAGAGCTTTAGAATCTTCCCAGGCGTATACTCGCAATGTCGGGAAAGCAGATTCCGTATATCCCGGCGTTTCCACTTTCCCTTAAAGCAATTCCGTATCGCCAGCTCCATCATCGAAATATCTTCGATATCTACATTCTTACAATACGTCTTCATCTATGTAAATTTCTGAATACTCCTTCTGAATCTCAAGACCTTTCGGTTTTACTACTAAGCCCACTCCGTACCCACTGTGTTACGAAGTCCGGTTACCCGGTGCTGGTTCGACAATTTTGCACACGTGCAGGATGCTTTTCAGCATGCCGGATCAGTTTCAGATGCTGTCCGGCGAAGTACGGCATACCTCGAATAATTATTCAGAGTGACGAGCCGAGATGTTCCAGTTGCCGTTACCGAGCCAATTGTTCAGATTGGCAATCCGCAACCCGGCATTCGACCTGTTCCTCAGGTTGCCGAGCGACAGGAACTCCCCGGATACCGTAA